TCGCACTTCACTCAGCAGCCGTCTGAGACTGTGAGCATCTCTCCGGCGATGACTATCCCGGAAGGCACCGACCAGACGGTTGAGAACAAGACGCTGTCCATCACCAAGGCCAAGGCGATTCAGATCCCGTGGCGCGGTGAGGAGATTCGCAGCGTCAACAACGGCTCCGGGTTTGATACGATCTACGGTGATCAGCTCACCCAGGCGATGCGCACGCTCGTGAACGAGATCGAGAGCGACCTTGCCGACGAAGCCTACAAGAACGCCTCGCGTGCTATCGGAACTGCCGGTACCACGCCGTTCGGATCGGACTTTGACGTAATCGCTGAGGTTCGCCAGATCCTCGTTGACAACGGCTGTCCGGCAGATCGGCTCTCGCTCGTGCTGAACACTGCAGCCGGCACTAAGCTTCGCAACCTCGCACAGCTGCAGCGCGTGAACGAGGCAGGCGGCAACCAGCTCCTGAGGCAGGGCGTGCTNTTGGACCTCCAGGGCCTCGCGATAAAGGAAAGCGCACAGGTGGTGAAGCACGACAGCGGCACTGCGGATAACGTCGACACCGACGGAGCTCACGAGAAGGGTGACACCGAGATCACCGTCAAAGAGTCCACATCGTCGATCAGCATTGATCTGTCGCCGGGGGATGTCGTAACGATCGGGAACTTCGATTACATCGTTGCCGAAGCGATCGATGAGGCCGGGGATCTCAAGATTCACGCGCCGGGTTTGATGGAGGATGTTGCTGGGAATACCGATGTGGAAGTTGCGTCGAACGATTACGCAGCGAACGTCGCGTTACGCCAGACCGCGGCTGAGCTTGCCATGCGTGCCCCGGCGGTGCCGAACGGTGGTGACGGGGCTACTGATGCGATGACCGTCCAAGACCCTTGGAGCGGGCTCGTATTTGAGATCCGGGAGTACAAGGGATATCGCAAGGCCATGTTCGAGGTGGCTGCGACCTGGGGCGTCAAAGCGTGGAAGCCTGAGCATATCGCGCTTCTGATGGGCTAGATTTAATCGGCGGGGCCTTCGGGCCTCGCCTTAGCTTATACGGAGGCGTGTATGCTCGTGGTTGAAAACGGCGACGGATTGCCTAACGCAAACACATACCTCTCGGTTGACGAGGCCGACGCGTACCACGACATGCGCGCAAACAGCGCGTGGGATGAGGCAGAGCTACCGGCAAAGGAGGCTGCGCTCGTCAAGGCGACGGAGTACCTCGACACGCGCTACTACGCAAGGTGGAAAGGCTGGCGTCGGACGAAAGACCAGGCGCTCGAGTGGCCTCGTGTCGATGTGTGGGACGAGTCGGGATACATCATCACCGACATGCCACAGCGGCTCAAGGACGCAACGGCTGAGGCTGCACTGCGTGCGCTCGATGAAGAGCTCGCTCCGGACTACGGACGCGAGAGTGTTGTGAAGCGTGAGTCGGTCGGGCCGGTGTCGGTTGAGTACCGAGGCGATGCACCGACGTCGAGGCGGTATCCGGCGGTAGAGCATAGGCTCGCCGGGTTGCTACGTCCTGCAGGTATCAAGGTGGTACGCGGATGAGTTTCTACGAGAGCCTGCGAGACAATACAGCGGGGCCTCTCGTGCGTCGGCTCGGCACGCCGATTGCGCTACTACGCAAGGCCGACCCGGAAGAGCTCGAGTGTGAGTTCGACCCGGTACTCGGTCGTGAGGTGTGCATCGATCCGGAGACCGAGGAAGAGGTCGACCCGGAAGAGGAACAAGTGTATGAGGGCTATGCGATTGTTGAGTCTTACGAGCAGAAGCTTATCGACGAGGCGTTGGTCAAAGCAGGCGATCGGAAGTTATACGCTGTCGGCATACCTGAGCCTAAACCCGAAAGCGATCGCATCCGTTTCGGCACCCGAGTGTACAGCGTTGTGAAGTCGTTACCGGTGGCACCCGGTGGTGTTGCGGTGATGTATGAGGTGCAGGTGCGATGAGTAGATTCGCGTTGGAAGTGGCGAACTGGGCTGAGAGAACGAAGCGCGAGCAGTCGACGATACTGCGCAAGATCGCGCTTGAGGTGTTCAGCCGAGTCGTCATGCGCACACCGGTTGATACCGGACGCGCACGCGGCAATTGGCAAGTCGAGATCGGCACACCACGCGGTGATGTGATCGATCGGTTTGACGCCGGTGGTGATCAGACCATCAGTGACGCTGAGTCGATCATCACTCAATGGGACGGCACCGGTGCGGTGTTCCTGTTCAACAACCTGCCGTACATTATGCGCCTCGAGGACGGGTGGAGCGGACAAGCGCCTAACGGTATGGTGCGCCTCACACTCGAAGAGTATCCACACATAGTGAGGGAGTCGACATGAGCGTGAGAGAAGTAGAGCAAGCGGCTGTCACGGTTGTAACCGAGGAACTTGAGCTTGGGCCGGTCGCCTGGGAGAACTGGCCTCTCGACACCGACGGTATAGAGGGTCCGTGGTATCGCGTGACCTCGCTACCAGGGCGGCCGACGACGCCGGGTGTCGGAGAGCTCGGAGCGCGCAGGCATACCGGCATAGTGCAGGTGGATGTGTTTTGGCCTCGGGCGCAAGGCGATGGTCCTGCTAAGGCAAAGGCAGATGACATAATAGGCGCGTTCAGTATCGGTCGTAACATCGGAGGCGGTGTGGTGCAGAACGCATATCGCAGCGGTGGGCGCATAGACGGGTCGTGGTATCACATACCGATCACGGTGGCCTATCGCGTTGACGTAATCCAAGAAGAGGGAGCCAATAATGAGTAACACGATAGCGACCGGCTCACAAAGGCAGTTGATCTATGTCCCGGAAACAACATGGGGTGAGCTGCCGACGGACGCCGGTAAAGAGAATGGCGAGACGCCGTTTAAGTATTTGAGAAACACAGGGGGCGGCGGCATCCAAGTGGACCGCAGCTCTCAGACAAGCGAGGAGTTCCGGGCTGATCGGGGCATATCTGAGTTGCGGCTGCAGTCTCAGCGTGCGAGTCTCGAGGTGCCGTTCGAGTTTTCGTTCGCATCGTTCGACGACATACTCGAAGCTGCGTTGTTCGGCGAGTGGGAGAGTGACGTGCTCAAGCAAGGGACCGAGGAGCACAGCTTTTCGATAGAGGAAGGGTTCAAGAACATCGACGTCTATTTGATGATGAAAGGCGCGATGGTAAACAGCTTCTCGTTAAACTTTCAGCCGGACGGGGCGATGGTTACAGGAACGTTTAATCTCTTAGGCAAAGCGCAGAGTGATCCGGTGACGTCGAGTGAGGTGTACGATGAGGAGGACGAGACGGACGGCTTGGTGCCTGCGAACACCAATCCTATATTCGACTCGTTTAAGGGCCATATTAAGAAGAACTCGAGCACGTTGTCGGTGGCAACTTCGATTGAGTTTACGCTCAACAACAACCTTGAGCAGCTGTTTGCGCTGTTCGATGAGCAAGCGTTCGGTATGGCTGTCGGTCGTGCGAATCTCACCGGGACGCTCAATGCGTTTTTTACCGGCAAGGATGAGATCGAGACTTTCATGAACGAGGACGAGTTCGACCTTGAGATCGAGGCTGAAGATCCGGACGGCAACAAGTACACGTTTGAGTTACCGCGGGTGAAGTTCACCGGCAACACTCGCAACGTCAGTGAGAACCAGATCACACAGCAGATGCCGTTCCAGGCGCTCTACGACAGCGACGACTCGACCATCAAGATTACCCGTGCGGAGGCGACACCGTAATGGACCTATCAAACCTTGCGACGAAAGAGGCAGCAGAGCGTGGGACATGGTTTGAGGTGCTTGACCCGTTCGGTAACGCGAGCGGGTTGGAGCTGCTCGTCGCCGGTGCGCACTCGGAGCGCTACAGACGATCAGTCGCAAAGATGCAGGCGACNCAACATAATCGGCGCCTGCAGCGCAATCAGTCGAAACGAGAGCCGGAAGACTTTGAGGTCGAGGACGATCTGCTGACCGAGCACGCGGTGCGCATCACGCTCGACTGGCGAGGTAAAGACGGCGAGCCGGTGACATTCGGCGACGATGTAGTTGAGTTCAGCGAGGCTACTGTCCGTAAGCTTTATGATCAGGCGGTGGACGTTCGCAATCAAACGTTAGAGGTGGCGAGGAACACTCGGGCTTTTTTATCGAAGGGCTCCGGTGTTACGTCGTAGCGACGCTGGAGTCTGAGCGCGTCATCGGCGGCGCGAAACAGGAGGCGCATCTTGCGCAGGTTAGGCGAACGCTTGGAGCAGACGCAGTGCCGGAGCAAGAGCGTCATGTCGTGCCGGATGGTGGCGAGTATGCCTGGTTGGTGTTCTGGCAGCTGTGGCGTGGTACGCGGATGTCGTTTGCCGAGCTTGAGGCGTATTGCCGAGTCACCGGCACGGAGCTTGAGCCGTGGGAAATAGAGGCGTTGATGGCGATGGACGCGGCTGCAGCAGAATGGAGAGCGCAGAATGCCTGATATAGCGAATCTGACAATCAGAGTTGACTCAGAAGGAGTCGCGACGGCAAGCCGGCGCCTCGAGGACTTCCAAGGCTCCGGGCAGCAGGCCGAGCGCTCGACGCAATCTCTCACCCGTTCGATAGGCGCTAAGGTTGCGGCAATAGGTGCTGCTACACTCTCGGTGCGCAGTCTTATCCAACAGACCCGCGCGAGCATCGCAGCGTACGAGGAGCGCGAGCAGGCCGAGGTGTCGCTCCGTGCTGCTATCCAGGCGACCGGCGCAGAGGCCGAGATGTCGGTCGCTTCGGTGGTGCAGTACGCGAACGCCATCCAGGATACCACCACGTTTTCAAGCGAGGCTGCAACGGAGGCTGCGGCGACGCTGCAATCTTTCTCAGACCTCCGGCAGGATGGGATAGAGGCGGCGCTCCCGGCGGTTGCCGACCTCGCGACAGCGATGGGCATGGACCTTGATCGGGCGGCACAGCTTGTGGCTCGCAGCGTATCCGGAACGACCAACGCACTTGGTCGGTATGGCATCGAGATAGACACGAGCGCCAGTGAGAGTGAGCGACTTGAGCAGGTGCTTGGAGAGATAGAGGGCAAGTTCGGCGGCGTGTCGGAGGAGATGGCGAACGCTGCCACCGGCGCGATCCCACAGTTCACGAACGCACTCGATGATTCACGCGCGCTCATGGGCCAGATGATCATCGAGACCATTGAGCCGTTCGTGCGTGGACTCACTGACATTATTGCGCGATCAAACGAGATGACCGAAGCGCGCCGGAATATCGCAGCTGTTGTTGAGGGTGAGGCCGAGAGCGCCGACCAGGTGCGGCTTGCTATCGAGCAGCAGAACATGCTCATCGCGGAGCAGGAAGCGCGCATTGATGCACTCGGCGATCCGACCGGACAACTGGCCGAGCGCTATCGCTCACAGTTGCGGGAGCTCGAGGGCCACACGCTTGAGCTGCAGAAACAACTCGCAATCATGGAGTCTCGCGAGGAAGAACAGCGCCGAGAAGCTGAGCATGAGGCGAGTATGGCCGAGTGGCAAGAGGAACAGACTCGAGCCGAGGAAGAGGCTGCGGAGCGCAGTCGCGAGATAAATGAGACGGCAGCTGAGGAGCG